ACTGCACGATATTGGTCGTGTAGAGCTTGGTAAGGAGAGAGAATGGCTAAAGTAAGTTGGATGTATGGTGGTAAACGCTACTCAGGAACTCTTATTAGAGAAACTAAAACACATAAGTTTGCTAGAACAGAAAATGGCAAAGTAAAAAAAATTAAAAAGAAATAATGCCAAGACCAATATGCAAACTCAATGATGTCATTGGGGAGCAGTGTAGAAAGCAAAGCAGAAATGCTTCACCTTACTGTTCACAGAAATGTAAAAATAGATTTTTTTATTTAAAAAACAAAAAGAATAAACCACCTGTTAAACCAAAAGAAACAGCAGCAGCTAGAGGGCAACACTATGAAGAGTTTGTTAAAGAGTATGCTGTTGCTTTAGAGGAAAAAAAGTTTACACATCAACAGGTTGCAGACAAAATGGATATTGCTAGAAGTGTTGTTACAAAAATGTATACAGCTTATCAGCAGGATAAACAACTTGTAGAAGCAAGAGAAGATTGGGAAGTATCATCAGAAACTATTAAATCCTTAGAAGATTTTAAAGATTTTAGAGATAGGTATTTTAAAACAGAAACAGGTGACCTATACGAAACAGCAGAGTTTCACGAAGGTTGGATTAATGACATTGTTCACGCTATAGATACAGGTGGACAACAAATGATACTTAGCCCACCACGACATGGCAAGACTGACTTATTAACACACTTTGCTGTATGGCAGATATGTAAAAACCCTAACATCAGAATTATGTGGGTTGGTGGTAACGAGGACATAGCTAAGAACGCTGTAGGTTCTGTACTTGACCAATTAGAAAATAATGAACTGTTAATAGAAGAGATATGTGGACCAGGTGTAAAGTTTCAACCTAAAGTACGAAGTGGTAAGTCTTGGAGTTCTGGACAGTTTACTGTAGGCACAAGAACAATTACAGGTATTAAGAGTCCGACTATGGTAGCTGTTGGTAAAGGTGGAAAGATTCTATCTCGTGACTGTGACTTGATTATTGCAGATGACATTGAGGACCATGGCACTACAATACAGCCGAGTGCTAGAGAGCAGACTAGGCAATGGTGGACTACAACATTATCTTCCAGGAAAGAGGAACATACTGCTGTAGTTGTTATTGGCTCTAGACAGCACCCTGAAGATTTATATAACTTTCTTTTAGAAAACCCACAATTTGAAACACGAGTAGAAGAAGCACATAGTTTAGAGTGTGTACTACCAGAAACAGAGTTTGAATTACATAAAGACTGTATGTTGTGGGCAAGTAAACGAACTTACAAATGGTTAATGGGTCAAAAAGATAATGCTGACACGACAGGTGGTAGAGCAATCTTTGAGATGGTGTATCTTAACAAAGCATTTGTTGAAGGTATTACTATGTTTAATTCTGATGATATAGACCAGTGTAGAGATGTTAACCGAGTTATTGGGCAGGTACCTGCTGGAACACATTTGATAGCAGGACTTGACCCAGCATCTACAGGATTCCAGGCTTGTTTCTTATGGGCTGCAAATCCAGAAACAGGAATGATGTACCTTGTAGATATAGAGAACGAACAAGGTGGTGGTGTTATACAAGCTCGTAAGTCTATAAAAAAATGGCACGATAAGTATGGACTTTCACATTGGGTTATTGAAGAGAATGGTTTTCAGAGAGCTATTAGACAAGATACAGAGCTTAAAGATTATTGTGGAAGAATGGGTATACATTTAGAAGGACATCAAACACAAAAAAATAAGTTTGACCCTATTTATGGTGTTGGAAGTATGCAACAGTTGTTTGAACAAAAATTAATAAATCTACCTTATGGTGACACAGAAAGCGAAACTAAGAGTAATATATATCGTAGGCAACTAATTTATTTTTCAAGTGCTGCTAGTAAGGCTAGCAAGGCAAGAAGTTATAAATCAGATGTCGTTATGGCTAGTTGGTTTCCTATGAAAGTTGTAAGAAGGCTTGGTAAAGAACGATTAGCTGAAGTAGGATTAGATTATGAACCTAGTTTTGGAGAATGGGATATTACAGATATGAACGAAAGCCCTTGGGGATAGAATGACACCTGAACAACTTTCACACGCAATTACTAATTTGCATTTTGATAATCAGAATGCTTACAGTACTCGTGGTCGTATTCGTGCCATTATGAATGGTGGACCTGATGGTATTCAGGCATTGCTTGGTGATAACTTAAAAGGTTTCCAAGACTGGCAAGTACCAGTTCCTAACTTGATGATGTCAGGTTTAGAACACTTGTCACAAAAGATTGGTCGTATTCCTAATCTAAAAGTTGATGTACCTAATGGTAAGGATTCTGATAGAGCAAGACAAAAAGCTGAAAAGATTGGCAGGATTGTTAATGCTTATGATGAGGTACAAAAATTAGATTTACAAATGCCACAAGTTGGTAGATGGCTACCAGGTTATGGTTTCTCTGTATGGGTAATTAGAGAAAAGAAAGATGCTAATGGTACACCTTATCCTTGTGCAGAACTGCGTGACCCATACAACTGTTTCCCAGGTTACTTTGGTGCAGACCAACAACCTAAAGATATGGCTATTGTGCGAAGAGTTCCTAAAGAAACTCTTGCAAGAACTTATCCTAAATTTGCAGAAAAGATTATGTCTAAGGATGCTTACAACACAGACTTTAAAGGTGTAGGTAATGCTTATGCTTCTGCGTATACAGATTCTTACAATGGTTCTTGGGCTAACAGTAATAACGAAGGTGACTTAATTGCAGAGTATTACAACTTAGAAGGTACATACATTTTCCACATGACCTCTGCAACTATTCTTGACTTCATACCAAATCCACTTGATAGTGGACCTGCATTTGTTATAGCAAAGAAATTTAGCTTTGACAGATTGCAAGGACAGTATGACCAAATCATAGGACTTATGGCTTCTATGGCAAAGATTAATGTGATGTCAATAATAGCAATGGAAGATGCAGTGTTTACAGAAACAAACATTTCTGGAGAGATAGAATCAGGACAATATCGTAAAGGTAGATTCGCTGTTAACTATCTAGCTCCAGGTACACAAGTATCTAAACCAGCATCTAATGTTCCTTATCAAATTTTTCAACAGATAGATAGAATAGAACGACAACTTCGTGTTGGTGGTTCTTATCCTACAACTGATGATTCACAGTCACCACTAGCATTTGCTACTGGTAGAGGACTTGAAGAACTCGGTGCATCTATGTCACTTATGATTAGAGAGTATCACACAGTTATGTCTGATGCTATAGAGATGATTGACTCTAAGAGATTAGAGTGGGATGCAAAGATGTATGGTGGTAATGCTAAATCACTATCTGGTTATATGGACAATACTTTTTATTCAGAAACATACGACCCAGGTAAAGATATAACATCTTACAAGACACGAAGAGTGTATGGAGCTATGGCTGGATATGATGAACCACAGAAGATTGTGACTGGTTTACAGTTACTACAAGCTGGTATTATTGATAGACAAACACTACAAGAAAACTTAGATGGTTTAGATAACCTTGTTAGAGTTAACGATAGAATTACAAAAGAAAAAGCAGACAGTGTATTGTTTGATACATTGTTAGCACAAGCCCAACAAGGCGACCCAAAGGCAACTATGGCTGTTGTGCAGATAAGAAAGAATCCTGATGATATGCAAAATATTTTAGATAAGTTCTTTACAGCAGAAGAGCCAGAGATACCAACAGCTGAACAAGAATTGCTTGGAGGAGGTGCCTTGCCACCACAAGGTGCTCCACCAGGCATAGCTCAACTACTTGGTGGATTAGGAGGATAATGTCTATAAATAATAAGTTTGAAGAAATAGTAGATTTTTGTTTGTCAGATGTTGATGAGCTATGTGATGATATTATTTTTGAAGATAAGGTACAAAGTAAAGCATACACAGACCAAATGCCACCAATGGTGTTTCCTTTTGGTTATATGATTATAAGTTCTACTTTTACATTTTTTGAAGAAGAGGATGAAGATGGCGACCAGGAGTAACTCAAACAAAGGTGTTGATAAAAGAAAGTTAAATGTACCACCACCAGCTAGAAACACACAAGACAATACACAAGCTGTGCGTAGAATACCTGGTGTAGGTTATGGTGAACAACAAGCATTAACTGAACAGCAACAAGCTGCTCCATTGCCTAAAGAAGGTACACCACAAGCACAAGCTGCACCTAAAAGAAAATTTCAACCTGTTGATGTTTTTGCACAAACACAAGTACCAGACCAACCTATAACAGATGGTGCTCCAGTAGGACCAGGAAGAATGGGAATGACTTTAACACCACAACAAAAGGGTGACTTATATGCTATAGCATTAGCTGAATTGTTTCCTACTACAGATACAGTTTCACTGGCTAATGATGGACTTACAGTTCTTGAAACAGAATAATGGTATACCAGTACACATTAGGTGATGAATTTAAAAATAATTCAGAATTAAAAAGTTTAAAACAACAAGCTATTAAAGACTGGCAAAACTATGGATTGTCAGAAGATAAAAAAAATAGAATGTTGACAATCAAAAATACCTATCCAGGTATGCCTACAGGATTAATAAGTTCTTTAGTACAGACTGATGCTACTAATGACCAAGTTAAACAAGCTGCTACTGAACAAGAAGTTATTAACGCACAAGTAAATAAGAATTACACAAAAACACCTGCAAGTATTTCAGACACTATTAAAAATGTATTTGTAGACCATATTGGTGGAGGTTTTAAAAGAACAGTAAAGTTTGCTTTTGATACTTGGAATCACACACAAGAACAACTTGTTATGAGAGGACTAAGAAGTCGTGTTATGTTTTCTGATGAAGTTGAACAACAACTAATACAAAAAGGTTTGCCACAAGAAGAAGCACAAAAAATAGCAGGAGTTTATGCTTTTAATCCATTATTTCCTGTTGGTTCTCCTGAATCAAGAGCAATAGCTAATGGCGTAGCAAGACTTATGGGAAGAAAAGATTTTGGTATTTCAGATAATTTTGTTGGAGAAACAGGAGCTAGAAAACTTGCTGGATATTATGAACAAGCAGGTCCTAGTTCTTTAGAATATACTCTTAGAAAAATATCTGAAAAAGCAGAATTAAATCCAGATGATTACATCAAGAACATTCCCCAGGCTTATAGAAGGTTAGGAATATCTGGAGTTACAGATGCGTATGATGAATTAACTGGTACAGGGTTTTTGCCAGGTGGTGAATCAGAAAAAATATCTTCTGAACTTAAAGAAGCTAATCTTTATAAAAATAGAAATATAACATTTGGTAGATACATTACTAATCAATTAGGAGTAGAAAGTCCTACTATTGACAAATTAATTTCTGGAACAATAGATGCAGGTATTTTAATATTTACTGACCCTGCTGCTGCAATAGGTAAATCAGGAAAAGCTCTTAAAGGAGCAAGAAGTTTACAAAGAAAAATAAACGAAGCTGTTAAAGAAGGTAATTTAGATGATGTAAAAACATTAGCTAATACCTTCATTGATTCTGAAATGGGAAAGACTGTAGCTGAAAACATTGTTAAAGATAAAAGTCCCGATAAGTTTATTAGATTATTAGATGCTAATGATGACCCTGCTTATGCTTTAAAACTATTTGAAGCTAACACAGCAGATGAAATAGTTGACATAACAAGAGATGCTTTGCTTAATGGAACAAGTTGGAATGTACCTAAAATAAATAGAACTAAGATATTACCTGATTGGATTAATGATTCTGCTTATAAAGCATTTGGAGCTAAAAGAGCAGCAGCAAAAGCTGATGACCCATTAAGTTATATAGGTCGTTATATTCCAGAAAATGAAGTGAACTTACAAGATTGGAAAACAACTGTAAACTCTATGGTCAATCATGGAACAGTTGGTCAGTTGCCTAGAAAAGAAATTAATGATATTGCAGTTCGTTTAACTAAATCACTTGTTGATGAAGATTACAAAAAAGCACAAGACATACTTGCTGATGATTACTATGGAAAACTTATAGATAAAGTATCTGATAATCCTAAAGTTGTAGAAAGTTATAAAGTACATAGAAAAAAAGCTAGAGGATTTAGAGATGAAAATGTAGTTTATTCTATTGATAATGCAGCTAGAAAATCAGGAGAGGGTTTGAAACCAATAACCACTCGTATGCAAAAAACAACTAAAGTAGGTGGCGAATCTATTGATTTACAAACACCATTCCCTGACCAAATTATGGATAGGACTTTTTATTTTACAGACCATAGAGAATTAAAAAGAACTGTTGGACAAATAGAAGGTGTCCTTAAAAAACCTTTTAATAAAAATACAAAAGGTTTTAATCCTGATACACCAATGGGTAAATTTATGAATAATGCAGATGTTACATTTGGTGAGCTTACAGGAAAAGTTCCAGACTATATGTGGAATAGTTTAGATGTTTTATGGAAAGGACAAAGAACTTGGTCAACAGCTAACTTACCTTTGCGACTTGCTTATCCATTAAGACTTGTTCTAGAAGGACAGCCTCGTATGGCTGTTTATGGTCTTGATTCTATTGTTAATGCACCTAAAAGTTATTTAGATTACGCACTATTAATTGATGAAGATGTTTTAGGTAAAAAGTTTGTTGAAAATGCTTGGTCAAAAAAAGATAGAGCTTTACAACAAGGTTTAGATAAAGCAGTTGCTAATTCAGCAGGAAAACATTTTGGTCCTAAAGCTATGAAAGGATTCGTTAATGAAAACTTTTCAGAGTTTACTTTATCTGATAATGACATATTAGAAAATACTGAAAAAGTAAAAAGGTTTTCAGAAGCTATAAGAATACAATTAGCAGGTATTTGGAGAAATGATATTGCAGAAAATATAGCTAGCTATACAGTAGAAGGTAAATCATTTGATGAATTATCGGAAAGACTTTGGAGTGGAGATTTAAAAAATTTAAGAATAGATTATGAAAAGGCATTAGATAGAGCAGAAAGACTAACAAGCGTAGAGGATGTTAAATCATTTTTAAATGGCTATAAACAAAGAATTGTAGAACTTACAGGTGGAGATATAGAGCTACTTGACTCTATAGCAACTGGTACATATAAAGGTATTGATGTAAAAAGTTGGGATAGAAGAAAGACAGAAAATGTTAAAGTTATTATGGATGGAATAGAAGATATGCTTAGAACATCCGATAACAGACCAGGATTTGTTCCTGCTCCAGATGAATTAATAAATAGCACTTATGCAGAGTATGTTGATGAATACACCAAGTTAGGTAATACAGGTATTTCAGACACGCTGTGGTTTATGGCAGGTGCAATGGAAGCAAACATAAACAGGATACCTGCATACAAACAGTTGTACTTTAGAAGCGTTGCTGATGACTTAGTACAAGCAACACCTGAAGCAGCTAAAAAACTTATGAGTAGAATTAAAAAACTTCCTAAATCTGTAAAAAAAGAATTGGAAGAGTTGTATCCATATTTGACTGATGATGCAAAAAAAATAAATGATAATCAGTTACCTAAAATGACTTTAGAACAAATAGACCAAAGAGCTCAAATATACGCTTTAGAAGAACACAACAGAATATTGTATAACTTATCACAAAAAGGTCTTGTCGCTGATTCGTTACGACTTGTGTTTCCATTCCTAGAAGCATTTAAAGAAGTTACACTATCTTGGGCTAAAGGTATTGCACAACAACCTAAGTATGCTCACAGAGCAGAAATGGCTTTAACTAATGCAAGAAGTAGTGGAATTACATTTCAAGACCCATTGTCTGATGAACAGATGATAGCTTTTCCTATGCCTGAATTTATTGCTAACAGATTACTAGGTGGAAACGAAAGTGGTAATTTAAGTGCTGATGTAGTAACTCCTATAAGTGGATTTAATTTAATATCTGTATCACTACTTCCTGGTGTCGGACCAGTAGTAGCAGTAGGAGCAGGTATGATGAAAAATACTTTGATAGACACTTTTGGAGAAGATGCTTTTAAATTAGTATTTCCTTTCGGTACTCCTATTGAAGAAGTAGCTGACCTAGGAAACCCTACATGGTTTGCTGATGTTTTGCTTCCTAATTACATAAAGTCTGCAATAGCAGCAATTAATGTCAGTCCTGAATCACCAACAAGTTGGATATCGCAAGATAAAGTTGCATCAAGAGTGTTAGACAGTGCAAAAGTTGTAGGTCTATCTAAAGTTAGACCTATGCAAAGTGCTGAAGATTTAGCAGCATTTGATGATGCAGTTATACAAAATGTTAAGTTTAGATTATTTGTAGAAGCAGGTTTGCAATTCTTCGCACCATCACCACCAAGAATACTTATGAGTACAGAAATCAAAAAAGATAATGCTATGCAGCTACTAGAGGCTGTAATTGGTGAAGCAGATTTAGGAAAAATATCTGTTAATGAAAGAAAAACTATGGTTTCTATGGGTGTGTTAACATCTTTTTATTCACAGCTAAGACAAGAATATCAAGAAGAGTATGGAATAGAAGATGGTGAAGAGTTAGCTTGGATAGTTTTTAATAGAATGATAGGAACAGATGAATCAGGAAAGTTTAACAGTTTTGGAAATGCTTTACTTAAAAAAGGTAAGTATCAACAAACAGAAGGTAAATTACCTAGATTTGAAAACGAAGTACAGTTTAAGAGAAACAACAAAGAGTTTATGGACAAGTATCCATTAACTGGTATTTATTTAACACCAGATATAGATGAAGAAGGCGAACTAAATGATGATGCGTTTTTTAAATCTTTAGAGAGTGATGCTATAGAACAAATAGACCCATTAATATTTGCTATTGAATCACAACAGTTTTTATACAATCTTGTTGTAGATGCAGAGCTTAAAAAACTAAGAGGAGATAATAGTAAAGAAGCTATCAAATTAAAAAGAAAAATTAAGAATGATGCTGCTGAAATGTTTCCTATGGGAGTTCCAGGTATACTTGGTGATGAAAACTTTGAAGTTGTGGCTGATAGAGAGATTAGATTTAAAAAACCATCAGACTACAATGCAAAGATAAATGAATTAAGAGAGATGTCAATGGACCCAGCAGTACAAGAAGTTTCACCACAATGGTTAGCAATAAATAATTACTTTGCTGCAAGAGAAAATGCCATAGTTAAAATAGCTGAAACACAGGGATACGAATATCCACAAGATTTAAAACTAATAGAAAGAAAATTATCAACTGGTACTACAGATATAGACCAAGATATGAGAGAGATACTTAGAAGTATTGCATCTAACATTGGTTCAGAGTATCCAGAATTTCTTGTTTTATATGATGAACTGTTGAAATATGAGATACAATTTAATAAGGAAGATTAATTATGGAAAATGAAGATAAAGAAATTATATTAGGTGAAGTTGAAGAACTTGTAGATGATAATGATAGTCTACAAACTATAAAACCTCTGGTACAAGCCTATGATGCAGATGGTAATTTAGTTACTATGAATCAAGTAATTAGCTATGTTCCTTCTTTTGATTCTGGTGTCGCACCTTTTGGACTTCCTAAAAAAATAAAAATTGGTGGAGTAGATAAAGATACTGGAGATTTTCTTATGGAAACTTATGGCTTTACTCCTTATTATCCAGGTGATGACCTTACTGAATTAAGAAATTTAAACACCAGACAATCTGTACAAGATATACAAACAAAATTAGAAGATGCTGGTTATTTAAAAGATGGTTCTTTTACAAAAGGATTACTTGATGAAAGTACAAAAAAAGCATTTCAAACTTTATTAGCTGATGCAAATACAGCAGGACAGAATTGGAATAGTACGCTTAGTGATGTTTTAACAAATCCTAAATATGATACATCAGAATTGCCAGATAAACTAGAACTTGACTATGCTGACTTAACAAATCAAGTTATGAATACAGTTAAATCAGTTGTTGGAAGAACTCCAACAGATAACGAACTAGATATTCTGACAGGCATACTTGCAGGATTACAACAAGAACAATTTGAAGGAGAGTTGTCTAACGCAGAAATAGCTGCACAACCTTTGTATAGAGAAGAACAAATAATGTTTGAAGGCAGACCAATAAAAACTGGTGAATTACAAAAAGTAACTCCTAGTGGTTTTGCTGATGTACCAAATGCTGAAGTAAATTTTCAAAATAAAGTACAAGAGTTATTTAAACCAGAAATGGATTTGAACCAAAGAAGGGAACAAACAACAAATGTTGCCAATGTTATTAAGTCTAGTGTTGCTGGGCTCAGGAGTATCGGTGGCTGATAATCCCTATAATATAGAGGGTGCTTTAGCTCCTATTGAAATTGCAAATATTGTAAAAGAAGCAGGTTTTCCAGAAGAAGCTATACCTGAAGCAGTAAGAATTGTTTTATTAGAATCTAAAGGACAGTCAGATAAACTACAAGATAATGCAGATGACCCTGCAATAGGATTATTTCAAGTAGATTTAAAACCACATTGGGATTTAAGTGGTAATAAAAATCCAATGCGTAAATGGTTTAAGCAAAGAGGTATTGAAAATCGTAAAGATGCAGTAGAATGGTTAAAAGACCCTATGAATAATGCACAAGCTGCATTACAGATATGGACTGACAGAAAAAAAAGAAAGGATAGTCCAACTGGTTGGGAGGCTTGGTCTGCCTATAATGGTGGTAGTAAACCAACAAATAGAGAACAAGATGATTGGGACTTAGCTACAAAAGCTATGGAACTTTATATAGACTCGTTAGAAGATGAAAAGGATGTTGTGAAAGAAACTACTGAAAGTACACCTATTAATACAAATGTGCAATTAGAAGGTAAAGAAGAATTTGAATCGCAAGTACCACAACAAGCTGGGTCTTTTGAAGGTAATCAAATTAAAACAAACATAATTAGAGATATGCAACCTATGAGTCCTCGTAAACAAAAGATAAATAACAACTTTGTAAAGTTATTTGAATCAATGGTTAGGGCTGAATAATGGCTGATTATGTATTTAAAGCTGAATTAGGTTATGACAGAAGAATATTACAAGACCAAGAAGGAAACAGAGTTATTATTAACTCTAACACAGAGTTTCAATATTATACACAAGCAAGACCAGGTGGACCATTTAATGGTAGTTATTGGAAAGATGTTGGTAGTGCAGGTCCAGTAACACAAGAACTTTATGAACAACTTACAGGTGAGTATCAAGAAAAAGAAGAACAAGGTGATTCTATTGTTGAACCAGATACAGATGTTTCCGAATTAGACCCTAGTGGACCTGATGCTGGTGATGCTGGTGATGCTGGTGATGCTGGTGATGCTGAAGTAGATACAACATTTAATGCTGGTCAAACAAGTGGTAATGTATTTGCAGGGAGTATTCCTGATGGTGGAGAGATTGTACAATCTGGTAGCAACTACTATGTTTTGTATCCTATTCCAGGTACAAACTTATCATTAAGTTACGAAGCTACAGAAGATGACATAAAAGGTTTATATCCATTAGATTTTTCACAACAAACATTTAGACAAGTATCTGATTCGGATATTTCTTTAACTGTTCCTTTTGGAAATATAGCAGAATTGTATGACCCTAGATTTCTAGCACAAGGACAAACTCCTTGGGAAGGTTTTGTAGATTACTTAGATAAAGAAGCAGATTTAAGACCATGGCTAGAAGATGAAGAAATGGTTTTCTTATTAGCTGAATCTGTATTAGAAGGTAGAACAGTTACAGAAGCTGAATGGAAAACTACTGATTGGTGGAGAACGAGTACACAAGACCAAAGAGATTGGCTACTGTTATCACAAGGTAAACCTTCAGATGAACTACCAGCAGATGCTTTAAGTAAGTTAGAGGATGATAAAATTGCTGTAAGAAATCTTATGATACAGGCAGGTGTTTCTAATCCACCTGAAAGTTTAATTAACTGGGTTTCAAGAAAGTTAACAACTGGTGATTGGTCACAAACATATTCACAGGACCAGATAGCTTTAATAGCTGACCCATCAAGACCAGGAACTAAAGATAAAGATTTAGAAGTATTTTTAACAAGTGGAGATGTAGTAGTAGATTCTACAGTAGCTGGTGAAGATAGGGTTGAACAATTATATACAAGAATATTAGGACCTGTTTTTGGTGATATAAACCCCACTCTAAGAGCTGCTGAAGCAGGAAAACTTCGTAATGACCCTAACTATGAATTTAAATTAACAGAAAAACTTATGGCTCAAAAGAAAAGTTTATTTCCACAATATGGTGAAGATGTAACATACGAAGAGTTTGCTGCTCCTTGGGAAAACTTTACAACTAATCAATGGGGTCAACAAATAGATACATCAAGTTCTACATTTCAAGAAGTATTAAAACTAAATGATTCAGTTAAAGCTGGTCAATATCTTACACAGCAAGGATTAAGTCAAGGTGTAGATAAGGTAGTTAATGAAGCTCTTGAATCATTGAAAGTATTCGGTCAAGGAGTTAGGATTAACTAATGGCAGATTTTTTAACAGAAGCTAGAGCTTTATATCCTTTTTTACCAGAAGGTTTATTAAACTTATTTCAAGAAAAATATGTAGAGTTTGACAAGAATGTTGATTTAGCTGTAGGTGCTATAAGGCAAGACCCTCAATATGTTGATTATTTTCCTGGTAATGTTAGACCTGATGGTTCTGTTAGGTTAAGTGAAGCAGAGTATGGTGCTGTTCTAGAGTCATATAAGGATGATTTAAGAAGGTTTGGTATTAATCCTGATGTATTTGCCGATAACTTTGGACAACTCGTAGAAGGTGATGTAAGCCCTACAGAGTTTCAGTCAAGACTAAATACAGTTTACAGTGGTATTGAACAAAATATTCCAGAAGTAAAAGAGTATTATGCAACTAACTTCGGTATTGATTTATCAGAAGAGTCTATATTTGCAGCAGCAGTTGACCCTACTATAGGAGATGCTATATTATCTGGACAAATTACACAAGCACAAATAGGTGGTGAAGCAGAAGCTAGAGGATTACAAATCTCACAACCACAGATAGAAAGATTACAAAGATTTGGTGTAACTCAACAACAAGCTAGAGAAACATTCAGAGTTGCAGAACAACAGATAGAAGAACTTCAAGAACTAGAAGCACAAGGAGGTGTTTCTAAAGAAGAAAGATTAGGTTTACAAGAGTTTACTGAAGCTGCTGTATTCGGAGAACGAGAAGATATAGAAAGAATACAGAGATTAAGAGAGCAACAGGCAGCAGAGTTTGCACCTACAACAGGTGCTGTTAGAACAGGTCGTAGAGTTACAGGTCTTACAGAAATATAAATCTAAAGTTTACATCTAGATAATATCTGTGTTAATATAAAAGTATCGCATAGTGGTAGTCTGCGTTTATAAATTGACTCTGCACCTCCAGCTTATTTCAAGCGTGTAAGCTGCGTATTTAAATCGCTTAGTATCGGTACAGCTAGAAGTGGCTGACAATTCTCATTTGTACTTTAATTATAATTTGTCGCCTATCGCATTATTAACCCCAGGATAATGTAGTTAGTAGAAATCTGGGAGAGGAGAAAAAATGGAAAACGATATGGATAATACAGTGGAAAACACACAAGATGATAACAATGCTATCAAGGCAATGCGTGAACGCATTAAAGAACTTGAAGCTGTAGAGAAAGAATATAAGTCTGTACAGATGGGTAATGCCATTAAAGATGCAGGTTTTGACCCTAGCTCTGGACCAGGTAAAGCATTAAAAGACTTGTATAAAGGTGAGTTAGACTCTGATTCTATAAAGCAATTTGCTGCTGAAAACTATGGTTGGGGTGCAAGTCCTGATGAAGTGACAGAGCAAGAGGCTCAAAGGTCAAGAGTAGTAACTAGCCAAGATAGTTTAGATACTGTAATTGAAGCATCAGTACCAGTTGAACCTGTTGGCATAGAGGACCAAATAAATCAGGCACAGTCTGATGGTGACTGGCAAACAAGTTCAGCTCTCAAAGCAGAAAAACTTAAAGCCCTAATGGAGAGAAAATTATAAAAATTACTCTCTATTACTAACAATAAAAAGGAGAATTAAATGGGTGCAATTACAGGTCAAGGAGAATCCTATAACCTACCTAATTATGTTGGAGAACTATTCAATGTTTCCCCAACAGATACTCCATTATTGAGTGCTATTGGTGGTATGACTGGTGGAAAATCAGTCACATCAAAACAATTTACTTGGCAAACAACAGACCTCGCAGGTGCTACACAAACAGCAGCTGTTGAAGGTGCTGACCCAACTATGAAGGGTAGAACAAGAAGCGAAGTAATCAATGTTACTCAAATAATGCAGTATGGTGTTGAAGTATCATACACCAAACAAGCAGCAGTTGGAAACCTTTCAGGTCAATCCATCATTGGTAATCAACCAGTTCAAGATGAATTGGCTTTCCAATTAGATATGGCTATGAAAACAGCTGCAAGAGATATAGAACATTCCTTTATTCAAGGAACCTATGTCGCAGACACAGACATATCAACAGCTAGACAAACTAGAGGTATGCTTGAAGCTGTAACTACTAACGAAGTAGCAGGTGCAGCAGGAGCGCTTACACAAGATATGGTTGATGAAGCAATGAAAAAAATGGCAGATTCTGGTGCGCCTTTTGAAACACCAGTTATCTTTGCTAACGCTTTCCAAAAACAAGCGTTATCAGCATTATTTTCTAACTCATTAGCTTTAGCTCCTAGAGATAGAAATGTCGGTGGTGTTAACATCACAACTATTGAAACTGACTTCGGTCAACTCGGTATTGTGTATGAGCGACACATTCCAGCAGATGACATTCTCATTGCAGACTTGTCATTCTTGAAGCCAGTTTTCTTGGATATTCCAGGAAAAGGACACTTCTTCGTAGAGCCATTGGCTCAAACTGGTGCTGCTTATAAGTACCAAGTGTATGGAGAAATTGGATTAGAATATGGTCCAGAACAGTTCCACGCAAAAATAACAAACCTAGCTACCTCCTAATTAGGAGATAGATAGTATATTTATTAGAGGGAGATAAATACTTCTCCCTCTAGTAATATGGAGATATATGGCAGCAGTAGGCACACTCGTAGATAGAATTTATAGAGATTACTTAAATAAACCTGATGACTTATCAGCGTTTTCTAGGTTAGATGGTGCTATGACTGACTCGCAAAATACGCTTTCCTATGAAGATGGATTATTCAGCGTAGAAGAAGAAAACCTATTAGGCAATGGTGCAATCGTAGAGGTTGGATTAGAGCTTATGTTAGTAACAAATGCAAACACTTCAACAAGAGTGCTATCAGTATCAAGAGGTTATTCTGGTACGACAGCAGCAGCACACAATGATAAAGACAATATTTTTATTAACCCAACATTCCCTCGTAAGTCTGTATTTGATGCAACATCAGATAACATAGAAAGACTATATCCTTCGCTATGGAATGTAACTACAACAGATGTAACTTCTAATACAACTTATGCAGAAGTACCAGCATCAACAGTAGAAGTACTTAGCTCTTATGTACAAAATTCATCTGGTAGCCAGTACACATCTGCTGGTATAGAGTTACTTAGAAACTTCCCACCTTCAAGTACAAATACAGCAGTACAGTTTTATAACACAAGCACAGGCAAGACAGTACATCTTGTTGTGAAAAGAAGATTTGTAAGACCAACTGATGAAACAGTGGATCTAGCTACAGACTGTTTACTAGATGATGAAACATATCATCAGATAGTAATGGTAGGTGCAGTTGCTGACATTATGGGAGCAACAGATATAGATGCTTCAACACAAGAATTTATTACAGAGAAACTAGCTGCTGAAAACTACCCTGTTGGTTCAGGAGAAAGATTAAGAAACGCATTACTAAGACTAAGGTCATTGTTGATTGATGAAGCAAGAGGTAATCTACGCTCTCTGTATGCACAGCCAGTAGCGATAATGAACATTAATTACTAGGTTCGTATGGCAGTATTACCATCACCCAGTAACACATCACAACCACAAGCACAAGGTTTTGAAGCTAACTTAGATGATCTATTTCTAAGGTTTGCTGTAGGGCCTGGTAGGCAGATGCAGATAAACACTGCTCCACTACAGGCACAAGCTATACAGACATCAGAAACACCAGAGGATTTCCAACAGGAGTTTGGTCAGATTTATTCAAGAACAAACTTTAGTGGTGGTGAAGGATTAGATAAAGCACATAGAAGAGAAGGTACACCAACTGATTTCTCTAGGTTTTGGGATAGCAAAGGTATTGATGTATTTCACGGAGATGAAGATACAGGTTACAATGCACATTTGCTTTATGATGTAGAACAAAAAACATTAACTCTTACTGATACCAATAATTATTTAGCACAAACAACAAATGGATATTTATATATTACTGATGACACAGATGTTTACGAATCAACTGATGAAGGTGAAACTTGGTCAGCTATGACTTCTACAAACATAAGTTATAAAGTACAAGGTATAACTTCTTTTGGTAATGATTTATTTGTTGTAACAGGTGATGGTTCTACGAACAAACAGTTACTACATTATGATGGTACTACTTGGACTAATGAATCATTAGGTTCTAGCTTTACAGGTTCTTTTACAGGTATATGGTTTGAAAAAGGTGCATTGTTTGTTAGTGGTAAATCCACAACAGCAGAATATTTATGGCAAGGCAATCCATTTACAGGAAACTTTACAGGTGTATTTCAGACAACAAGTGCATTAACACAAACAGAACCAACACATAGTTTTACTGATGTTGTAGATGCAGGTGCAGTAGTTCTTGCAGGTAATACAGATGGCAATATATATTCTTTAAAAATAGATGGTGGTACTTGGTCATTAAAAGGACAAACTAAATTAAGTTTTGAAGAGATACATTCTTTAGCTGCAACAGAAGGCATAGTGTTTATAGGAACTAAGGGTAGTCAATCTAATACTGGTAGATTTTATAGTGCTGAAGTAACAGTAGCAGATAACTTATATGTTCTTGGAAACAGACAGTTAATAAAACAATGGGATAATGGTATTGATTTAACACCACACGCTATGTTCGTTACTAGAGATAGTGTGTATATGGGAGTACACGAATCAGCAACTAAAACTTATTTGTGGAGATACTTTTTACCAACAGGTGGACTTGCTAGAGATATTGGCATAACACATTCTTCTAACACAACATCTGTAGTTAATGGAATAACACAGACTGGTACAACTTCTGCAAAATTTGTATTTGTATCTACTGGTCAAGGTGTATATAAAGAGTTAGATACTTATGTATCAACAGGATATATTGTTACTGCATTAGCTGACTTTTATACATCAGAGAAAAAACAATGGGTAGGTGCAAAGTTAAATACTAATGGTGTAAGTGCTGGAACTGTAGAGTTAGCAACATCAACAATACCAACTGATATAGATGATATAGATTCTGCTACTTGGCAAACCCAGATAACAATAGCATCAGGTGTAGGTGGTGATGAGGAAGTATTAGAATTAGTAAATGGTAGATGGATTACAGCAAAACTAACTATTACTACTTCTGATACCTCACAAAGTCCAGAGTTATTATCTTTTGCTATTAGAGGTTTCCAGCTTGTCAATGACTTAGTTGTTGATATGCCAATAAATATATCTGACCAAATAGAACGACCATTTAGAAAAGCATTACGGATCAATGGTCAAGGTGAATTAATCTATCAAGCTCTTAGAAATAAAGAAGGAAAGAATGTTCAATTAGAGATATATAGACCAGATACTTTATTACGAGGTATAATAGAAAATGTTAGCAGTCCTATTGAAGAAATTTCTCCAAGAGGGTCGGTAACACAATATTGTCTAGTAAGATTTAGAGGTAGTAAAGTAATTGCAACTTCATCTTCTGGACAAGGATTAGGAATACAATTATTAGGTGTAAATAATTTAGGATTATAGATGACAGCACAAGAAACGAATTTATTTAACGCATTTGAAACAACCTTAGCAACAACTATGGGTTCATCAGATACAACTTTAACAGTTGCAGCAGTAACAGATAGTTACCCAACAACTTTATCAGCACCTTTTTATATTGTTATTAACCCTGATAGTGCTACTAACAGAGAAGTGATCCTTGTTACAGCAGTAAACACAGGAACAAAAGAATTAACAACATCAGTTCCTAATAGATATTTACCAGGTTCTGCTGCTAGTTCAGGATTATCACACTCATCTGGACAAGTTGTCAGAATGGCACCTTTACAACAACACATAGAGGACATCAATGACAGAGTAGATACCATTATTAATGAAGATGGTACAGCAGTCAATACATCATTATTCTTAGATGAAGATGATATGGTATCTGATAGTGCTACTAAAGGTGTAACACAGCAATCAGTTAAGGCTTATGTAGATAGCCAGGTAACAGCACAAGACTTAGATTTCTTAGGAGATACTGGAAGTGGTGCAGTTGATTTAGATTCACAAGACTTTACCATAGCAGGTACAGCAAATGAAATTGAAACAAGTGCATCAGGTCAAACTTTAACCATAGGATTACCAAGTACAATAACAACTACCTTATCAGCAACATCAGTTTTATCTGATGGAGTTGTAGCTACCACACAATCATTAGGAGATAACTCTACTAAAGTAGCAACAACTGCTTATGTTGATGCACAAGTTACAGCAGAGGATTTAGATTTTAGTGGAGATACAGGTACAGGTTCTGTTGATTTAGATAGCCAGACATTTACTATTCAAGGTACTACTAACGAGATAGAGACATCTGCTACTGGTCAAACACTTACTATAGGATTACCAAGTTCTATAACTGTAGATGTTGTTGGTAACCTCACAGGTGATGTAACTGGTAATGTAACTGGTAACTTAACAGGAAATGTAACTGGTGATTTAACTGGAGATGTAACAGGAAATGTTACAGGTAATGTTACAGGAGATGTAACTGGTGATGTTACAGGAAACCTAACTGGTAATGTAACTGGAAATGTTACAGGAGATTTAACAGGTAATGTTACTGCTACTTCTGTACTTGCAGATGGCGTAACAGCTACTACACAAAGTGCTGGAGATAACAGTACAAAGATTGCTACTACTGCCTATGTTGATTCTATATCTGTAGATGATGATTTAACATTTGCTGGTGATACAGGTTCAGGTACAGTAGATTTAGACACACAGACTTTTACAGTTGCAGGTACAACTAATGAGATAGAAACAAGTGCAA